CGGTGCTACTAACATCATGTACGACCCATACGACTTGATGAATCATATTGTACGACTGCAGGACTATTCCCGTGAGGGGTACTCGTTTACTTATGCGACTGATGACTATGCGACCGTGCTTGACAATAGCACATCGTGGGGAGGATTGCAGTCTGCATACTACGGCAATAATGGGCAGTTCAGTTATCAGATTAACAAATACGAGGATTCTTCAAGCACTAAAATGCTGAATGACCTTTGTCAGAACTCTTGGTCGATCCTGTCGCTTGACAGATTAGGAAGATACAAACTGTTTTTCATGCACGGATTTTTCAATCCAAGTATTATAAGAACTGAAATCAACCTCACAAACATTATTGATGGCTCACTCGGTAATATCAAAGACCGAAATACGAACGATATTTTCTGCGAACCGATAATAAATTTCGCATGGGATGAAGGTTCGCAGAAATACACTAAATACATACGGGTCACAAATACCGACAAGGCGGTGTACGATCCGGCATACATCGAAACCAATGCGGTACTGTCAGACCCCGAAGGTCTTTGGAATGCTGGTCGGATGTTGTATGTATATTACGGCATTAAAAATACACCTCCTACGCAGTTGACAAATAGTAAACTGTTTTCTGCGGATGAATCCGGTTTCATGTATCTTGACTCATGGCTAAAATGGCAGGGTGCTGATACAACGGTGAAAGAACGCAGGGAAATTTCCTTTGCGGTGCCTTATGAATTTGCAGTTGAGAACGATATTGACATCGGAACTCCGATAAACCTTTCAGTACCGCAATACGAGGCACTTGGAGACCTTTTAGGAGTGATTACCAAGGTAAACTACCAAGTACAGATTAAAGACCCGAAAGTAACCTGTACAGCGTTTGTAGAGGTGGTTCCGGTGTCAGAGGTTGGCAATATAATCGAGACCGGAGACAATGACGATAATATAATCGAGCAGGGTGATAATGACGATAACATAATAGAACAGGGAGTATAAAAATGGCTGATGAATACAAAGATGTGATACGGGTACACGATGTCGAAGCGGACTTTACAAGTACGAGACTGAAAGATAAAATGTTCGGGTTCGCATCCGACAGCATGAAGTTTATCGCACGGGTCGGAAACAACTACAAAAAAGCGGCAACAGAGGGAACTAATACCTTCTATGATAGCCTTTCGGTAGGGTACACGGCAACACCGTTGACAAGAGAGAAACTTGACATTAACGGTGCTCTAATTGTCGGCGAGGCATCTGGAGATAACAACGGGACAATACAGTATACGGAAGGTGGTTTTAATTTCCGTGAGGGTGGGGAGTGGAAGACATTGGGTAGTGCTACTGTTACCACCGATGCGTCATTGACAGGTGATGGGACTGCGGGCGAGCCTCTTTCAGTCGTTGGGTTAAACGGTACCAACTACAAAACAACAACCTTCCCGCTTGCAGGTCAAGGGTATACAGGTATCGGATACCAACTCGGAGAGAATACTGGTGCGGGTGTTTTTGGCGTTGTCGACCCTGCTAATCCTAACGGATATATTTTGGGGTTTGCCCAATTGGGTGACTTGTCAATGGGTGGCAGTGGCACTCCTTACCGAATACGCAACACTTATACAAATAGTTACGACCATTATATGGAAGGTCGGTTACAGGTTACGCACGGTATAGATATTCCATCCAATCAGACCTACAAGATTAACGGAGTTAACATTGCGAGTAAGTGGTCACAAGAATCAGCATCAGTAATAAAAACAAACAATTACCTGCGAGTAACAAAGCAAGGTGCGGATAATGCCGCAAACAGTTTCACTTTGTCAAATGACGGTAGTACTTGGCAATTAAACGCATTTCAGACAGGAGATGCAGAATCTTATATTAAGTTTCCGAGTGCGGCAATCGGTACGAGTTTTTTATTTTCCAATGGTATAGATATATCATCCGGTCAGACCTACAAAGTCAACGGTGTTAACATTGCGAGTAAATGGACAACAGTAACAAACGGTATTTCAAGAGACTCTGCGATTTTCCTTCGGGAAGGACCCTCACCATTACATTTGTCAAACTACCATGGAATATACGCATTGACAGACGGTAAACTCTACTCGGTGAATTCTGCGGGTACTTCGAGGTGTCTGTTGAGTGCTTGGGCACAATACACTGGGTTTATACAAAACGACCTTATAAACCTAACAGTGTATTCTCCGTCAGGAATTGATATAAACGGTGTCCGATGTGCTAATGTTCCAGCCTTGGAAGATAGACTAAATGGTCAGTACTCATCGTTTGCGTTGACCGCAATATCTGCACAACTGCAACTGTGCTGTATAGCGGAGGATGCGACAAAGATAGGTACTACATTTGCTTTGCGAATGCGTAAGGACAGCGGTGTTAGATTTGAACCTTTTAGGGTTAATCAGACAGGTGAAATACAAATCAACAACACCGCCGAACCCATAGCAACCCCCACGAATGCGGCGAAGATTTACGCAAGCAGTGGCAGTTTGTTTACAAAGGGTACTGATGGTGTCGCTGTAAACCTTTCCAAAGGTGGTCAGAATCTTACCAAGACTATTACTATAGAAGCACCAACTGCGTCTGAAGACATAACAATTTACAGAACGGATGTTGCAATTACTGTTAATGAAGTTATCGCTGTTAGCACTGGGACAAGCCCAAGCACAACATACCAACTCAAACACGGTACTGATAGAGATGCCGCCGGAACTAATTTGACAACAAGTGCCGCAACAACAAGCAAAACGACAGGAAACACAGCGACTTTAAGCACTGCCGCAATTCCTGCCAATTCTTGGATTTGGCTTGAAACGACTGCGGCTTCCGGAACAAGTGTCATATTGTCAATTGATATCAGATACACAATAGATTAAGTAAACGGAGATAATATGGAATATTTTGTCATAAGTAAAATTCAGTTTATTGATGGTTCTATTGAATATACTCCGGTATATTATACAACTGATGTGAGTATAATGAATGAAATAAATTCAGCGTCTGATTTGAGTTTCGGTGTATTTATAGAAAATAATAAAACTGGGTTACAAGACGGCACTGTCTCAATAGGTGATTTTTTCATAGAAACACCATTCGTATATGAATGTAGGTGTAATACCAACTGTATAGATGGTATGGATTTAACTGAAATAACAAACACGGAAGGGCTGTAATATGGCATTAGTTAAAGGCAACCATACAGCAGATGTAAGAGTCCCAGGTTCAAGTAGTTACTCCTTTTCTCACAATCATAACAAAGGTTCTGACGGCTATTTAGTTGTTATTGTCGCCTCACCTACTACCAATTTATCATCCGTTAAATATAACGGAGAGGCAATGAAATCAATGCTTGATGTCTCAACATCATATTCCAATTTTTGGAGAGTATATGAACTCGATAATCCGGCAACAGGAGCGAACAATGTTGCAGTAACTTTTACCGCAGCGCAGTGGAACAGTACTTCTGTTTTTGTTTGCTCATTTACAGGTGCTTCGGGTGTCGGGACTGTTAGTTGGGACAATACACAAGCAACTCCAAAGACGATATCGCTATCAAACATATCAGCAAATGCGATGATTATTGGGTGTGCGATAGGTGGTAATAATACAAATGCAAATATGGAGATTCCGCAAGGCACGGCAAGAACATTACTGTTCAATCATAATATTAACAACTATACATGGGGTGCAGTTTCTCCAAGACTTCCTGCAGGGGCATACACTATAGAGTCAAATGCAACTGCACCAATGATTATTTTAGGTGTCGAAGTTGAAGAGGCTACTGCTCCAACAACTCGTAGAATATTTTTAGTCAGTTAAAAAGAGTAAATTAGTTTATAAACTATCAATGGGAGAATATTGGAGGAATTTTGTAAAATGAAGGCACTAAAAAGAATCAACACCGTTCGCAGGTGTCAAGAATGCTTGTGCGGTTTGGATAGTGGAAAGGGAGTACAATGCCGGAGAGCCTAATCAACCTTGCTCTCGTTGTTGTCAACAACGGAAAAATTCTTCCATTTGTAATCGTTATCGGGGTTCTGCTCTATTTTTTGAATGATGCGTTATCGTATAAAGTTCTTTCAAAACAGATGACGGTTTACCGTGACCGTATGAAGCCTATAATAGAGGATGCAAAAGCATCGTATGCGTTCGCTTTACAGATGCAAATACACGATGGGAAAGTGGAGATAAATTCGACCGATTTTGGTAATATCCTTGCACGGCATTCCGATCTGATAGATGTGTGTTTCTTAAAAGCAGAGCGGTACATGAGAGACCGACTGCTTGAAAATCACATTCCCGCACCGTCAAGTGATGCTTGTATGAATGAAAAGTGCATGACCTGTACGGATGCAAAATGCCGTGCGTGGCGTGACTATGCTTATGGTACTTTCCATTCTCATATTGGCGTAATATGGGGTGAGTATAGGCAAAGGTATTCTTCAAAGTTTTTTCCTTTGTCAATTTTTGAGCGTGAGGAGATTTTCAAAAAAAAAACACCGAAGCACTATATCGAATGGTGCAAAATGCTTGCGGTCTTGGTCAAACTTTCAAAAAATAGATGGGGGTTGAAATGATAATGGACACGAATAAACTCCGATATGCGTTCCATAAGGGTGACAAGGGCGGTGTAAAAGAAAAAGCAGTTTCCGGTATCATCAAGGCGGTGACATATTCAAAAAAGATTCAACGGATTTACGGATGCCAGTTCTCTCATGTTGAAATAATTTTCCCGCAGTGGGTGAGGTATAATACAAAGTATGAAAATATGAATTGCTTTTCGTCAAGGGGAATGGATGAGCCTTCGGGTGTGAATTTCAAGCAGATTGAATTTTCGCACCCCGATCGATGGGTAATTGTACCCGATGAGGAACTTAATGCATCCGGCATTCAAGTGGCTTTTGAAATTGCCTGTGGTCTTATCGGTCAAGGGTACGATTACAGAGGTGTCGTATCGTGGTTCTCACCCGTTGGACTGCGGAGAGTGTCAGACACTAAAATGTGGTGCTCCGAAGCGTGCGCAAAGGCAGGCGGGTTTCAGCCGACACTTGTATCACCTAATCAACTTGCTTTAATGGTAGGGGCTCGCAATGGCACGATATAGCGCAAAATCAAGCGGTATACTTAAAGGATGTCACCCCGATATACAAAGGCTCTTTAAAGAGGTTGTAAAGGGGTTTGACAACACCGTAGTATGCGGCAGGCGGTCACAAGAAGAACAAGTGCACCTTTACAACAGGGGATTGTCTAAAACACTCACAAGCAAACACACCCTTGACCCGTCGGAGGCGATTGATGCCTACCCGTACACCGCCGAGAAGGGTGTTTCATACGACTTGACAGAGTGCGCATATTTTGCCGGATATGTAAAAGGACTTGCCAAAAGCATGGACATTGAATTAATTTGGGGGGGTGACTGGAAAGACACCAAGAACTTGACAAGTAATAGATTTAAAGATTACGGGCATTTTGAACTTAAAAGAAGGGGTTGACAAATGACGAAAGAAACAGAAAACGCAATCGGAAACATCGATGCCTTTATCGGTCGAATGACAGGGGCGCTCGTGAACCTCGGCAACGATCTAAAAACCGCACTCGTGAAAATCGATGAACTCACGGCTGAAAAGCCTGCTGCCGAATAATCCTATATATATAGTATAGCACGGCAATGCCTCCCCAGTACCGGGGGGGCATTTTTTTTATCTATATAAATCAATGAGTTATATTATTATTACAAAAAAGTGCATTTTTGAGTAAAAAAATGTTGCTTTTTGTAATAATATGTTGTATATTATTAACATGATGAGCAACTAACAACCGCCCCCACGGGGGCAGAAGGAATGTGAAAATGAGATATATAAGATACGACAACGATCTGCAAATAGGGGCTAAACTCCCGATCAGTCGTGTTTATAATGATGGGGACTTAACAGGCGAAACGCTATCGGGGACATCTGTTCTTGAGGTTGGCACTGACAGGGACGGTATGTATCCATACCCGCACAAATATATTGTTGACGGTGATTTTTTGGAGTACGGTGAGGACACGGGCGAGGTTGTAGTCGCAAACTGTGTAGTAGTAGAGCGGATATACTAACAAAACAGCCCCTTCGGGGGGCAGAAGGAAGGGAAAGATGAAAGTTTACATTGCCTGCTTCAAAGAGTTTTGGGGAGATGAAGATTGTGAAGGTACGATCAACTGGATCGTCAAAGATCATGCGAACGATACAAACTGTGCAGGTGACTTTGACGGTTACAAGGAAGCGGCAAAGTATGCCGTTTCTATGGGTTGGGAAGTTGTAGCATAAAACAACCGCCCCTTCGGGGGCAGAAGGAAGGGAAAGATGAATATTAAAAATGTCAGCTGGGTAAACCGGAGGATTAAAAAAGCCGCCTACACAATGGATCCGACCCGCAGGGATGCAAAATTCGAATATTATTTCGGGCAGCATAACATCCGCATCCGCATCAAAAACTAATAAACAAAACCGCCCCTTCGGGGGCAGAAGGAAGGGAAAGATGAGATTTACAATGGCAGACATGCCGACAGGGGATTTGTCGGAAATGGAAAAACCTTGGGAACCGAGGGCGGATGTATGGATCCCCGCAATCAGAAGAGCGGTCGAGAAACTCGGCGGTGAGGAAGCCGATGTTTTGATTGTATGGGAAAAAATTCACGGTGATATGACCGTGAAGGAACTTGAAAAACTTATAGAAAGGACTGTTTTATGTTAACTGAAAGTTGGAACATTTGGATCTCAAAAAAACAAAAGGCTTGCCACATCGAAACAGCCGAAACCTTTCCGACCATGGGCGAAGATTGGGAGTACTGGGGTGCTTTCGATGGTACATACAGGCAGGCAGTTAACAAATGCAATAAACTTATTAAGGAGGTAGTATGCAGTTAATACCAATTAACGACATCAATCAGATGGGTGTCGCAGTCGCAAAAAGTAAACTTTTCGGGATTAAATCGCCGGAAGAATTTGTCGCCCTTGCCTTGGTTGCCCAGGCAGAGGGCAGGCATCCTGCAATAGTCGCAAGGGACTATCACATTATCAACGGGCGACCGTCTCTGAAGGCGGATGCGATCCTCGCAAGGTTTCAAGAGGCGGGGGGTGCGGTCAAGTGGATCAGCCTGTCAGATACAATTGCGGAAGCGGAATTTTCTCACCCGCAGGGCGGGTCGGTCAAAATAGACTGGACGCTCGAACGGGCGAAGAAAGCGGGTGTCACCGGAAACCCGACTTGGTCAAAATATCCAAGGGCGATGCTTCGGGCACGGGTTATTTCGGAAGGAGTGCGGACGGTATACCCTGCGGTGCTTTGCGGGGTATACACACCGGAAGAAGTCCAAGATATGGACTATAAACCGCAGGCTCCGGTTGAGACCCCTTGCGAGGTTATACCGGAGACGATCACCGATGAACAGGTCACGGAGATCGTTAACCTGTGCGAGTCGCTCGGTCTCGACCCTGCGGAAGTGCTGCAGAAGTCGAAACTAAAGGGGTTTAAAAGTTGCCCCACGGAAAAGTTTGATAGTCTGATGAGTTTTATAAACGGTTTAAAAAAGGATCTTAACGATGAAATTATATGAAATAAACACAGAGATTGAGATGCTTGTCGCCTATGCTGAGGCATTTGCTGAACAGAATGACGGTGTTATACCGGACCACCTGCAGGAGCGAATGAACGAGTTGCAGATTGTAAGGGATGACAAGATAGAGGCGATTGGTGTTGTCATAAAAGAGAAAATCGCACTTGCCGGTGCACTCTTTGAAGAAGAGAAGGTTTTGCAGGCTCGTAGGAAGCAGGCGGAAAAAACAATCGACTGGCTGAAGTCCTACCTGTCAAGTAATCTCTCCGAAAAATTCGAGACGCCATGGGTTGCAATAAGTTTCCGGAAGTCCTCCTCGGTCGAGGTTGACGAAACGAAACTTGAGGACTCATACTGCAATATTAAGACTATCCGGACACCGGATAAAACCTATATCAAGGAGTGCATCAATGCCGGAGTCAAAGTCGAAGGAGCATGGATCACAGAACGAAAGAATGTGGTCATTAAATAAGAAGATCGAATGGTGCGAGAAACAACTCGCACTATATGAAGAGTGCCCAGAAAAAGAAAAAATAGAAAGGTATTTAAAATGGCTGAAATCTTAATCGGACTTATCTGTGTTGGTGTGGTAATTATACCCACAATAATCATACTAACAGCGTTGACACGATGCCCCTACTGCCACGGTGGCAGTAGGGAAACGAACATTGTAAACATTCGTACATGTAAGAGATGTCGGAGGTTCTTCTCAATATGATAGACGAAAAACGAATAAAGGAAAAAATCCGAGAAATCGGATTGAAAGAAACGGCGGAGAAAACGGGTATTGATTACTCGCAACTCTGCCAGTATATCGGCGGGTTCAGAAGGTTCTCGGTCGAGAGATTAATGCGCATGGAAAGGGTGTTGACAAATGGTAAAGTTTAAGCAGGATGGCAGACTGATAAAAGTAGACCTCCGTGATGAGGTCGTCACCGTATACCGTGATGATGTTGACATTACGGATGAGGTGCCGGATAGCAAAATTAGGGAATACCTTTACGAGGGTATTTCGATATTCAATCTTGAGCGGTCGGAGTACCTTGCAGATCGTGATGTGTAGTTGCGTATATAAGATAGTTGTCGGAAATAATTTTTAAGGAGGTAGTATGACATTATTGCACGAGCAATTTATCAGCGAAACAGGTAATAGTATATTCTACACATTTGAGAACTGTGATGGAGGATATCAGAATATAGTTTTTTCAGTCGAGTATGTATCGTGGCTGGAAGGAAAAATTACTTCCGACAACAGCGAAAATACGCCATCGCCATGTTCTGCGAGTATTTGTGTCCATAACAGTAGAGGTCGCTGTTACAACGGGCACATTCCTAAAATATGTCCGCTGTGAGGTTAATAATGACACTTGAAACAATGAAGGAACTAAAACGGCAAGAATCAGCACGGGTCAAAAGAGAAGGAATGACATTTCAACCGGAACTATGTTTGTTGTGCCGGAAGATAATAGGTGTAGATTGCCCGTACGATACTGTAAAGGATGCGGACTTGCACTTGACATTTTTACGGGAGCAAGCGACTTGTCACCATTTCGTTGCTCTTTACAAAATAAATAAGACGGCAGTTGCGTCTATAAGTTCGGAAATTAAATAGGAGGAGTGATGTTTTGTATTAAAACTGTAAACGATGAATTTTTGTTAGACAGCGATGGTGATTTGGTGAGATTTTCTTCCAAGTCTCATGCAGAGTTGTTTCTGTACGAAAACAGTCTAATGGGGTGCCGCATTGCGGAAAGCCCCGCCGATAAATGTACTCAACCGGATATGGACACGAAACAACTTTTGAAAACCAAAGAATTGCAGGAAAAAGAATTGCAGGAAAAAGAAGGGAGAAGAATGAAAAAGAACCAATGTAAACAGGTTTACATTTGCGAGTGTAAAGGGGATTATGAAGAGTGTTGTTTTGGGTGTAAAAACGAATATCCCTCATTTAAACATTGCGGATATTATAATGATGGTTATTGCTATAGTTTGGAGGCGAAGGAATGACAGCAAAGGAAACACTTAAAGAATGGTGGTACGAGTGTAAACTCGCACAAATGAACGGGCATTTTGCAATTGAAAACAACTATGCAATGCGCAAGTTGGAAGAGATTATAAAAGTTATGGAAAAAGAGGAGGTTAAACAATGACCGAGTCGCAACTGCAAAGCGCACATTGTGTGCAAGGAAGAGAGAAGAAAATGAAAAAAGAAAATGGGTACTATGTAGATGACAATAGTAATAGATGGAGTATGTCCAACTACACTGAAGAGCAGGCGTCTGAAAGAAGTGTTTCACTTGTGGGCTGTATAGATTGCACAGATTGCATAGATTGTACGGATTGCAGAGATTGCACAGATTGTATAGACTGCACGGATTGTACAGACTGTAAAGACTGTAAAGCCTGCAGAGATTGCACAAACTGCAGAGACTGCATATACTGTACAGACTGTAGAGACTGCGAGGTTAAACAATGACCGAGTCGCAACTGCAAAGCGCAGTATTCAAATGGTTCAGAAGTCAATACAACAAACTGCCGGAACTCGCCCTCGCTTACCATGTGCGAAACGAAGGGAAGCACCATTCAGCAGGCACCAAAGCAGGTATACCGGATATCTGCATCCCTGCTCCTTGCGGGGCATGGGGTGCTATGTATATCGAACTCAAAACCATATCCGGGAGAATCTCGGACATCCAGTATCGCACCATGCTTGCCTTACAAGACTGCGGGAATCATGTTGTAGTTTGCAGATCATTGGAGGATGTTAAAATTGAAGTTGCGGCATATTTTGCGGAGGGTAAGCAATGATAACACTGCGACACTACCAATCCGAGGCACTTGCCACAATACCGGAATCTGGCAGGCATATTATCGCACTTGCAACCGGACTGGGTAAAACCGTGCTATTCTCGCAGATACCACGGAGGGGGAGGGTTCTGATACTCTCCCATCGTGAGGAGTTGGTCTCGCAACCTGTCAAGTATTATGATTGTCCGGTCGGTATTGAGCGGGCGGAACAAACCTCAAACGGTGAGGATGTGATATCTGCTTCGGTGCAAAGCATTGTGCGGAGGCTTGACAGATTCAAGCAGGATGATTTTGATTTAATTATCGTTGACGAGGCACATCATGCCAGTGCGAAGACCTATCAAACGATACTGCAATATTTCAAGCCCCGTTTAGTACTTGGATTCACAGCAACACCGAAACGGGGTGACGGTGTGCGGTTGAATACGGCATTCGACAGTATCATCTATCACAAGGATATTCGATGGGGAATTGAAAACAATTTCCTGTCGGATATTCTCTGTCGTCAAGTGGAAATTTCCTATTCGCTTGATGGTGTACATTCTGCCCTCGGTGATTATGTTGATTCTGAACTCGCTGCCGTGATGGAAGGAACAGGCAAGGCAATCGGTGACGCATACCGAGACCATGCTAAAGGGTCAACGCTTATTTTCGGTGTGTCTGTTGCGCATTGCAAAGAGATTGCCGATAATATCGAGGGTGCGGTACTGGTAACAGGCGAAACCAAAAACCGTAAGGACATAATTGAGCGGTTTACACGGAGGGAAATCCCTTGTATCGTGAACTGTATGATATTTACCGAGGGGACTGATATGCCATTGGTTGACACGGTGATAATTGCAAGACCGACCAAGAATGTATCGTTGTATACTCAAATGGTCGGCAGGGGTTTACGGTTGCATAAGGAGAAGCCGTATCTAACTTTGATTGATTGCGTGGGTGCATCATCGATGGATATGTGCCGAGCACCTTCCCTGCTTGGTCTTGATCCGGATTCGATACCGAAAGAAAAAGCAAATAAAAAACTGCTTGAACTTGAGGAAGTGGCATTTGAAGAGGCTGACACACCGCAGGCATGGGTCAAAAATATCAAAACCGTTGAACTTTGGAAAAAGCGGGAGGGGTATAATACGCATAATGTCAATTACTTTCGGCTTCCGAATGGCGACTTGTCAATCTCCCTGCCAAAACTGAAACCTATAGTAATACCCGCACCTACTGTTTTGGGTAAAACCTTCCGCAAGAACGGTGAAATCATAGAGATGCAAACGGCACTTAATCGGGTTTATGAATGGTTATGCGCTAATGCCAAAGAACAAAAGCAGTTATGGTATTTGCCGATGGTTAAACAATGGGGAAAAGATAAGCCGACCGAAAAACAGATTGGACTTTTGGCACGAATGAAAGTAGATTATAAACCAGATAACAAGATGGAAGCGGCACTATTGATTAACGGAAAATCTGCGAAGGGGCGGAGACGATGAGAATTTTTGACGAGGTTTACAGAATCGAATTGGTAGTAAAGTTCGCACCGCTTGAACACAATGGCGAGCACTGTGTTGTCGATGGTATTCATTTTATCACTATTGCGGATGACATTGACACAATGGAACAGATCAAAACCATTGCGCACGAGTGTATTCATTTCGTCATGTCAGTATTTGATAAAAGGGGACTGATTTATCATCATCAGAATGACGAGCACTTCACTTATTATTTTGACTGGGTGTTTTCAACCATTCTGAAAAACGGAGGCTTCAATTGAAAGTTTGTATTCACTGCGGTAAAACTCTGCCGCCGATGAAATCAATGTATTGTAGTTATACCTGCAGGAATGCTGCGTATCGGGTAAAAAAAGGCATGAAGCCCCGTGTAAAACCCCCGAAACCGCACGCCCCAACGATGCAACAGAAACCCGATACTATTGCAGAGATTCGGAAAAAACGATTGACAAAACGGATAATGGCTACATATTATGGTCTTTAAAAAAACTACACCAAGGTTCTGCATCGATTGCGGAAAAGAGTTCCTCGGAGCAGGTAGCGCACAGAGGTGTGCAAAACATCAAATCATAAACCGCAGGGAGCGGGAGGCTTTTGTAAACATGAAAAGGAAATTGAATGAACTACAAGCAATTAATAAAAGACCAACTAACACCGAAACAGGTTTTCTCGCATTACGGGGTTGAATTTCGGGGCAATCGGTGCAAATGCCCTCTACACGGTGGCAATGATTACAACATGGCAACAAACGCCTCGCAGGGGCATTGTTTCGTGTGTAATGACTCCGTTGATATTTTCGGATTTATTCAGCGCAGGTTTTCAGTCACTTTTCCGGAAGCGATCCGGATTTTGAATGATGATTTCAGACTTGGGTATAATCTCGATGCTCCGGTTGATAAATCGGAAATTGACAAACAGAAACAGGCGGCTGCTGAAGAGTTCAATCGTAAACGGGAATACCTTGAATATAAACGCAATTGGCTCGACGGCAGGCTGTACGAGTTTATAAATTTCGGATTGATGACCGATTCAGAACCGCTGTCTTATGAGCGGTGGAGGGAAATTCACCCGTCAAAGTAGCATATCGGGTTTTATATTGACCGATATGTTATTTCAGTCGTTGCCCCGAGCGTGACGGATCGGGGCGTTTTTTAAAAGAAGGGAAGATATTATTATGGACTACGCATATAATATTAAAGATGATTTATTATCAAAACGAAATTGTAGATCAAAAGACATTGTCGAGTTACTGATAAGTAAAAACAACAACATCAAAACTTTAAATTTTTGTAAAAATGTATTAAGTGAAGTTAAAACTGATGATGAGTTTTTTGAGGATATTGTTCATGTATTTAAATCAAGGGCAAGACTTGTGCCGGATGCCTATTTAATTGACAAGGAAAATAAAGCGATTGTCTGTTACGAGGTTGAAGATACGCACCCGCTAAACGACAAGAAAATACTGAAATATACTGATATCTTTTGGGCACTCGATGAGATATACTGGGATTTAATATTAATCACATACGATATTTTCGGAAACACAAGTTATATTAATGTGGTAAATTGCGGGTTAATTTTAGATCTCAACAATATTGACAACCACAACGCATAATGTATATTAACTATGGCGGACTTGGACACCCGCTGATTGACATTAAAAACTTGGATTGCCCTACAAGGGCGGTCACCAGTTCCAAGTTACTGGGCATAGTCCAATGCAGACCGTCTTTGTAGGGTTTTTTATTTTTAGGAGGTTGTATGGATCTGGTAGGGAAGAAAATTGAAATTAAAGGTATTAATGATGGTGTTTTTTGGAAGCATAAAGGTAGAATTGTTAAAATATGTGAAAATTCTATATGGGTTTTACATGACAACGGAAGACTAAATTGTTTTTCTGAAAAGGAAAATATGTGTGGTTTTGTGGTGTTAAATGAAGATGATGAGGTGAAAAATGATTAATACCGAAACATTAACAACCGAAGATATGTATGTCTTTGATAATTTCATCGAATTATACAAAATGCCGGAAAGCATAGAAAAAGCCAAGCTGATTACTGTTTTCCAAAAATTATGCAAAGAGGCAAAAGTGCAGTATGCAGGGAAAATAAAAGAAGCGGAAAAAACCTGTAAAAAACAAGAAAATTCCGGTGTTGTAATTGTTGATGGTTTTGATGACTGTTCTTTTTCCGAAGAATATACTGTCAATAATGATGGAGTTTTTCTTGATGGATACCAGATAATGAGGCATCCTATATTGCCGATTTGTAAATACGAAAATATTGTCAACGGAGCGAGGAAGGTTGAGTTGTGGTGGAAAATAACAGGGGAAAAGCCCAAAACAGCGGTTTTTGATTATACCGTTCTCACATCGTCAAGGGATTTCGGTATGGCGGCAGGGCATTATTTAATTGCTATAAATCCAAAAAATGCCGGAGATGTCTGCAAATACATTCAAGATATGATAATTATCAACGGAAACCATTTACCTATAAAACCCTCTATTGGGCGCATGGGGTGGATAAACGGGCAATGTTCACCATTTTTAAATGGGATAATGTATGACGGTGATGTCTCATACTCAAATGTTTTTAATGCGGTAAGGCAAAATGGTGATTATAACCTTTGGAAGTCGGCAATACAGGAAAAGTGTAAATTTGATGTTTTCAGATTCCTATTCTTGGCTTCTGTTGCATCTCCTTTGCTTAATAAAATTAATGCTCTTCCGTTTATTGTCCATATTGACGGTATGACAGGGGGAGGGAAAACACTCACTTTGCAGGCTGTTGTTTCGGCATGGGGTGACCCTTTGGCACTTGTACAATCGCATAATACTACAGGTGCGGGTATTGAGGTGACAGCAAATTTCCTAAATTCATTGCCTTTATGCCTTGACGAATCCCAGCAATCCGATAAGGAACGGTTGACAAGGGATATCTATATGCTCGCAAATGGTAAAGGGAAGCGCAGAGCAACAGCAAAAATGACAATTAGGGACGATTTGACATGGAATCTAATAACGATTTCAACGGGTGAAGTGTCTTTGACCGACCAAAACTCACAGGCGGGCGAAATAAACCGTATTCTTGCCATAAAATCAGATGTTGAATTATACCCAAATAAAACTGGTCCGGAATATGCCGAAATTATACAAAAAAATTACGGATTCATTGCCGAGCGGTGGATTAAATACATTATTGAGCATGAAATGGAAATAAAGCAGTATTATAGGCAATTAGTTTCCTCATTTAGTTCATCAAAGGCAACAGATAAGCAAATGCTTTCCGTTTGTGTAATATTAACGGCAAGGGAGTTTTTTAATAAATGCTTTGACTGGAACCTTGCCGATTTTGGCAAGCCTTTTATCAGTAGTATAATAAAAGATCACGATCAGGTAGAACAATCAGAACGGGCATACGAATATCTTGTTTCTGAAATAGCCTCAAATCCGAATAGATTTGAATCCAAAAGCAACATGGAACAATGGGGGAAAAGAAACCCCGATAACCCAAATCAGTATTTTATAATAACCGCAAAACTATCAGAGATACTTTCAAAAAAGGGTTTCAATAAAGATGCAGTACTTGACAAATGGGTAAAAAATAACCATGTTGACGAGGTAAATGTCAATAAGTGGATCAATAATACATCACCGAGATGCTGGGTGATACGGGTTGAGAGTAATGGGAGTAATGAGGATGTTGTTTAAAATCAATGACTTAAAAAGTCCTTACTCATTACAAGAAAAAAAGGATATATATAAGGGGTTATATGTGAAAATAAAAAATGTGTATATATGTATCGCGTACATGAGAATAATACAAGTAATGGAGTAATGAAGTAATGTATATATATATAACCCTTATAAATATTACATTATATAACATTACTCGTACATTACTTACCATTACTTACTTACAAAAAGGAGAAACCAAATGAAATCACTACTACCGACAGGAATCCTAACGGGTTTATACAATTAATTGACAAAGGAGAAGAAAATGGTAATTAAAGCAAAATCGGTTTCAAATGCACTTTATGAGATTAACAGGATAATAGAGGCTAAAAAGGATTTTAAAGGGGATGACTGGCTTCATTTTGTAGAGTTAATACAAAATATCAACAGCACAACGCACGATTTCCAATTTCCGAAAGAGAAAAAGTATCTGTTTGATTTTTTGGAGAAAATTATAATAGAGTTCGATTTCGGTTTACGAATGAGACTTATCGATTCTACCCTTGAAAGGATTTACATTGACGGGGAGTATATTCTCGTGTCAATCGGAAGGACATTTGTAAAATACCTGTTAAACGAGCGGGGTTATTAATTGACAAAACACCCTAAATAGGGTATATTTTCACATATCGGGCATTTTGCCCGATTTACAACGGAAATGCAACGGAGGGAAAATGCAGACCGAAACGGTAAAGATCGCACTTGTAAAGTCAAACCCGAACAATCCTCGGGTGATCAAGGATGATAAATTTGAGTCGCTTGTCAAATCCATTAAGGACTTCCCAGAGATGCTTAAAATACGCCCGATCGTGGTCAATACCGATATGGTGGTGCTCGGCGGTAATATGCGGCTAAAAGCCTGCAAAGCGGCGGGGCTGAAGGAAGTGCCGATTATCAAGGCGGACCAGTTGACGGAACAACAGCAGAAGGAATTTATCATCAAGGATAATGTCTCCGGCGGTGAATGGGATTGGTCAATGCTCCAAGCAGACTGGAACCTTGAGGAGTTGACAGATTGGGGATTGGATGTGCCGGAGTTTAAAGAGGAATTGACCGCCGAAGAGGATGATTTTGAGATACCGGAAGAAGTGCAGACGGATATTGTACTCGGAGACCTGTTTGAGATTGGGGAGCATCGGCTATTGTGCGGTGATAGTACGGATGTATTGCAGGTTGAAAAGTTGATGAATGGGGAGAAGGCGGATATGGTGTTTACTGACCCGCCTTATGGGATGTTTCTTGATACTGATTATACAAAAATGCCAACGGCACCCAATGGGGCAAAGCCAAAAAAACATAAACAAATAAAAGGTGATGCCGAAGATTTTACACCCGAACTAATAAATACTATTTTTGCTTGTTTTGATTACTGTAAAGAGGTTTTTATTTGGGGTGCTGACTATTTTGCTGAATTATTACCCAGTAAAAATAGTGGAAGTTGGATAGTTTGGGATAAGAGAGTAGATGAAAAGTTTGATAAAATGATAGGATCGGCATTTGAATTGTGTTGGAGTAGAAATAAGCATCAAAGGAAAATTGCAAGAATAAACAACACTTTATTTAGTGGCGAACAAGATGCACAAAACAAAGTACACCCAACACAAAAGCCAATTAAATTAGCAACATTCTTTTTTGATAATTGGGGCAGCCAAAACGATTTAGTTACAGACCTTTTTCTCGGCTCCGGCACCACAATGGTAGCATCGCACCAACTGAAACGCAAATGCTACGGGATGGAACTTGACTCGAAATACTGTAAAATTATTATTGACAGAATGATAAAACTTGACCCGACATTAACAATCAAACGCAACGGAGAGCCGTATAATGTCAACTAAAACGAAACACACCGGACACATGGTTACGCCACGGTGGAAAAAAGGCGAATCGGGAAACCCCAAAGGACGGCAGAAACTGCCGGATATTCGGGAAGCAATGCGGGAACTGATGGCGGATGAAATCAACGGGAAAACTACATTGCAGTTAATCCTTCAGCAACTGCGGTCGATGGCTGCAAAAGGTGATATTCGGGCGATACAGGAACTCCTCGACCGAGGCTACGGCAAGGCGAAGCAGTCGCTTGATGTCAATGATGTGACCCGAAAGCCGATGCAGATTGTGGTCAGTACCAAGGAAACCGCTCAAGATTTAGAGAAAATCTTTGCTGACAACGAAGGTATTTAACCGCCTCGCCAGTGCCTGCGCATCCGGCAGATACAGGGTGTTCGGTTTACAGGGTGGGACTTCCTCCTCCAAGACCTATAGCACTTTACAACTGCTTGCTGCAATGGCAGAACGGGACACCCGCCCGACACTGACCTCGATAGTGTCAGAGACCATTCCGCACCTTAAAAGGGGTGTTATAAGGGATTTCTTCAAGATCATTGACAGTACGGAGAAGGATTACGCCTATAATATCAGCAACATGGTTTATACCTTCCCGAACGGCAGCCAGATAGAGTTCTTCTCTGCCGATGATCCTGCGAAATTACGGGGGGCGAGGCGTGACCGTTTGTATATGAATGAGTGCAATAATATTGACTATTTTGCATACAGTCAACTTGAACCGAGAACCAAGCAGAAGGTTTTCCTTGACTGGAATCCAGAGAGCAGGTTTTGGTTTCACGACAAGGTGCAGGACACGGATGGTGTTTGGTTCGATATCAGCACTTACCACGACAATGAGTTCCTCGATCAGTCAATCAAAGACTCGATTGAAGCCAGAAGGCTGACGGATCCGGAATGGTTTCGGGTTTACGGGGAGGGACTAATCGGACAGTATGAGGGTTTGGTCTTCCGCAATCTGCACAAATCAGACTTATCGGAGGTATACCCCACCATCGACAGGATATACCACGGTATAGATTTCGGGTTCTTTCCGGACCCTGCGGTATATGTTATGGTCGGTATACATAATGACAAACTCTACATCTTTAAGGAGATTGTCGCAAACGACCTTGACAATCAGCAACTTGCTGAACTTGTTAAGCCTTGGGCGGGTCAGAATGTGGTTTACTGCGATTCTGCCGAGCCGAAGAGTATACAGGAATTGAAGAAGCACGGCGTAAATGCCCGTTCCTGCGGTGGTAAGGAGCGGCAGTATAGCATCAACTGGATCCGCAATAAAGAGATTCACATCCACACCGAATGTCCGCAGGCATGGCGGGAGTTTGAGCGTTTCAGTCGGAAGAAAGACCGGAACGGTGAGGTACTGCCGATATTCGCCGATGACATGGAGGATCATGTTATTGACGCCGTGCGGTATGCCTTGACATTACCTATATTTAACCGTGGAGTTAGCCAGGGTTTACAAATTGGAGGGATTTGATGATTGACATCGAAAAGATTGACAATGGCGAAAAAATACTTATAACATTCGGTAAATCGAACATTGAACTGCTTCTCATGGGTGTTAAAGGTGAAAAGTCATCATATAAAATACTGTCTTATCATGTTGAGGTTGACGATATAAAAAAACTAACGGGAAGAACCGTGCGGAAGGGGTTTTGACCGTTTAAATTGACAAACCGGATAAAATAGATTATATTCAGTTTACCATTGGCATTTAATTAGTGGAGGACTTATGGCAATTGACCCGATAAACCGAGCGGAATCTAAACGACAGGGCGGGGCAGTTGCATCCCGTCAATCAACAGCGGCGTATACCGATTACAGAGATGTAGACCCGCACCAGTTCCTGCAGGAAGCCTATGACGGCAACGGGGGATTTTCCGGTAAAACCGATATCACTTCCTATCTGATTGCCAATGCTTCGGAGAATTTCTATAAAACCCGTTGCGCAATGTCAATTTATTTGAACCATTTCAAAAAATTCATCGATGCACAGTGGAAGCCGATATTTAAGCATGAGATAAAAACCTATGTGCAGACACCCGAAGGAAACATGGTTGACGAGCATTTATACCTTGACTTCTGCGAGAATGTCACGGGTTCTGGATTGAATAAGATTGATTTTCAGAAGATACTTAATAAATCGGCATTTATCCATGATGTCAGTTTTGCCATTATGGACATGGCAGAAGGTGATGTCGAGCCGTTTCTGTACCATAAGACCATCATGCAACTTGTCAAGTATACCACGGATGAGAAGGGTGCATTGACCGCCTGCCTGTTTGATGACGGCAAGAAGAACGGGACATACTACCGCAGATATATCGGTCTTGACAAATGGGCGCTGCTTGCATCTGACAAGGGTACGGATGACAGTTTCGTAGTGGTTTACGAGGCACCCAATAACCTTGGAATCCTTCCGGTATACCCGTTTTTCACGCAGAGACCCGATGATATTGACAACTATAAGCCGTTTCCGTCACATTATGATATCGCTTCGGTGGGGTGTTACCTTTACGACAAGGGTAGTAAACTCGATTATGTGATTGACAAGCAGGCACATAGCATCCTTGCCATACAGGGGAATATCGATGCAGTTCCGAACGGGGTTGACAATGCGCTTGTCATTTCGGAATCAGAGCGGTCGATATTTCAGCCACAGTTCCTTTCCCCGCCGGCGGATCTGCCAAGGCTTCATGCAGAAAGGATTGCAGAGGTCACGGCGCAGATGTATGACCTAATGAGCGATTCCGGTGTGTCTGTTCAGACCGCACAAATCGGGACTGAATCCGGTATCGCAAAGAGTTATACCTTCAACGCTACAAATACGAATCTAAAACATACCGTCACCCTGCAGACTAAATTTGACAAATGGCTATATGAAACCTATAAGGTGTTCATGGGTGATACCGGAGAGTGGACATCGTACAGCGAGTATCCGGTTGACTTTACACCAGTGCCTCGGTTGTCAGTTGACGAAATGCTTCGGCTCGTGGATTTCTACACTGCCGAGGGACTTTCTGAAAACAAGATTGACGCATTGCGGAGGCTCCGATTGACAATCGACCCGATGGCAACCGTCAAGGATGAAAAAGCCTTGATTGACGAGATAGAACTCAAAAACAGGGCGATTGATTGAATCAAAATCCTAAACAGGTAGATACTTATCTACAATACCTTGATAAACAGATAATTGCTGAATTAAGGGTTTTAAATAAATCTATTTTGGAGCAATTATCTGAATTGTCGCTTGACACACCAATGTCAGAGGTAAACGAAATTGTTGAACGGGCTTTTGAATCTGCCGGATATACTGCGGCAGTATCCGATATTGTGGCGAAAAACACCTTAAAGGCTGCAGAGTTTGCGCTTGGTGATAATCTTGGGGTGGCTTCGGTTGACAATTACATAAAGCGGATGTTCGACAAAACATATTCCGGCGTTACATTGTCGAAGATTATCCGAGACAACACCAAAGAAGCGGAAAAACTGGTCTCGCATACTGTCAAAACGCAGATAAAAAACGGTACTACATGGAAGAACTTATCGGCAGAGATCCGGAAGGTTGACAAAGTTTCAGATGTGGCTTCGGTGATAACCGACCTGTCTGCTGCAGCGAAACGGCTTGACCTGCCAAGAGCGACACAATCGGAGATTGCAAAACTGACACGGGATGCACAGCGGTATGTCAAAAGGCTTTCCCCAGGGGGGGCACCTACCAAGGAACTGAAACGGGCATATGAGGGGATAATCAAGGCGGTTGAATCCCGCTCGCCGGAAGCGGTTTCACGGGCAATTGAGAAGGCGGCACAAGCAAAAATTAACTATAATGCCGACCGGATTGCCCGCACGGAGATGTCACAGGCGTATTCTGAAGCGTTTATGGCTCGTATTGAGCAGGATGACGCTATCACTGGGTTCCGTTGGAGTTTGTCAAGCCGTCACCCCGTGCCGGATGAGTGTGATTTCTACGCTGAATTTAACGGGGGAGTATATCAGAAGGGTGAATTTCCGGCATTACCTGCTCACCCGATGTGTCTCTGTACTCTTACGGCATATTACGGGGACACCCCCCCGAAGACAAGCAATGCCTCGGCGGTGCGGTTCCTCGACAAACAACCGGAAGCCAAGCGTAAGGCGATGATTGGCAAGGATGCGGAATATAAGAGCAAATATATTGACGGATTGCGAAAGCATGGGATAGTGATAGAGAGTACTGCGGCTAAATTGCCGCAGGAGTTTATAACAACGAAGGGAGTTGACAAATGAAAAAGGTTTACGAGGCACTTGAGAAGGTGCATGGCGGTGCGGAAATCATCGAAATGCTGAAGGAAGAACTCAAGGTATACAACGACCTTGACGCAAAATCGAGGCTGACCGAGAAGAAAATTGACAAATTGACAAAGGAAATCGGCGACCTTGAGAAGATCAAGGCAAAACTTGACGATGCGGGAATCGACATTGATGACCTTGACAAGTTGAAAACTGCCGGCGCAGAGAAGACTGATATGGAAAAAACCCTTTCAAAACTGCAGAAACAGATGGAGGCACTAAATCAGACCGTGATGCAGGAGCGGACGGAAAAGGAAAGTATCAGCAAACAGGCACGGCTTGACAAGTTGAGAACCGAGGTTTCAAGTGATTTATCGGGGGTTTTCGGCAAGTTCGGGGGGGTTCTTGCCGATAACCTCGTTTCGAAGGGTGCTTTCAAGTACGATGAAAACGGGGTGGTGATATATGAAACCGCCGAAGGTATTTATCAGAAACAGCAGGCACTTGACATTCTGAAAAAGGAATATGCCGAGAATCTTCTGCCATCCGGCAGGGGGTCGGGCTTGCCTCCCAGTCGGTCACAGGGCGGGTATAATACCCCGAATATTGACATTGACAAAATGAGTCCATCGGAAATATTTCGTATGGAATTAGAAAAATCCTTGACAAAGTAGAAACATTTTAGTATTATTTCTGTAAATACCTGCACGGTAGAGCCTTGCGGGACACAATTCAAGTAATGGTTGAGCCGACTTGTCAAATACGACAGGTCGGCTTTTTGTTTAACAAAGGAGAAAAAAATGGGAGTATCACTTGCGGAATATATGCGTTCCGTGCAGGTCAAAGACCCGAAACTCGCAGGAGTCGTGAAGATTTTTACCATGAATGCACCGATCCTCGGTGATTCGCAGAACCTTGGCGCACGTCTGCCGTCTCTCAAATGGGAGAACACGGTCGGTGGCGCAATCAGTTGGGTCCGTGAAAAGACCGCAGCAACGACCGCTTGGCGTGCCGTTGGAACTGAATTTGTTGCAACTACCGGAGAGACCGAGAAGGTTTCCGAAGACCTTAAAGTCGGTGGTGGAAAAGTTGAAATTGACAGAGTGCTACTCAAGCGTGGTGACATGAACGGTGTCGTTACACAGCAGACCATGTTGATCAGTTCTTTCGCCCGTACTTGGAATGCAGCATTCTACAAAGGTGATGGAAACAACAACAGTTTCACCGGACTTCAGACCCGTATCAGTGGATCGCAGTCTGTTGACAACCTTGGTGGCGGTATCAACCTTTACGCCCTTGACAAAATCCTCCTTGACATTCGGGGAACTGACAAGGTAATCGTGATGGGCGCAGGTGTTGCGGCTCGTCTCATGCAGGCTGCAAAGACATCCACAAATGTCAATTACACCCCTGCAAACTACGGACAGTCTCCTGCAACCTACAACGGTATTCCTATCCTGCTTGCGGGTGAAGACAATACCGAAGCGGAAATCCTTGGATTTACCGAGGCAGGTGACACCTCTTCCGTTTATGTTCTGTCACTTGGTGACACTGGTGTTGTCGGAGCGCAGACTGCACCCCTTGAACTGGTCTACACCGACCCGAACAAGGTTGACAGCGGGTATATTGTTGAGTGGGATAATAACTACATCATCAAGACCAAGCGGTCAGCGTATCGCCTGCGGAACATCATTGACGCCGCAGCAAACAGCGAAGCACCTTGATAAATCGGAGGGGTGTAAAAACCCCTCCTTTACTTTTCGGAAGGGGAAAAGATGGATAAAGTAATTTACAAAAACGGACAGAGCAGAGAGATTTACAATGTCGACCTTGACGGTTGGCTGAACCTCGGATGGAGTGAGAACCCTTTCAATGATCAGAGTATCGGGACTGAAGGACAAGCAGAAAGCACTCCAAATACTGACGAACCCAAACGCCGGGTGGGTCGCCCAAGTAAAAAAAATCATGGGGATTTACGGTGAGAAAATGGCTTTAATGGCTAAAAAAGACCATGAGTACACATCCCAAAGCGGAAACCTTGAAAGAAGCACAGACTTTGATTTGAAAGATATGAAACTCACACTGGGACTTGATGACGGATTGACAATTACGAAAGGTGGAAAATCCTACGGGACTTTTCTGCATGAGGGTACTTATAAAGGATATCGCAGAAGTAAAGCGGCAAACGCCTACACCCCGACACAACCGAAAAAGGGATACGGAATACTTGCCGACCATTTTATCGTAAGGGCATGGGATAAATATATCGGCGTTATGAAAAACAGAATACAGGTAGTTATAAAAAAGGAATTGCAGGATGCTCTTTAATACTGACTGGATCACCGACCTTCATGTGAAGGATATTGCGGAGCGGGAGAACATCGACACCCAACTTGAACTGCTTGACAATGAGATAAAAAATGTCTGCATTGCAAGGGGAATACAACCGGATCAGATTCCCGTTGACAATGGTGGTTTTATAACCTCTCCGGCGCTTATTAACTATGCAATATTTTGGATATATTGGAAACTGCTTTCAGATTATTGGGGCGGGGCAATGGGTGATGTTGCCGATATTTACAAGTCGAAACTTGATTTCTACACAGGCGAACGCAATACCGCAAAATCGGACTTGACATATGAGAATATTCTGAATGTCAACCTGTCCGAACAGTCATTTATCAGAATGGTTCCGGTGTACTGATGGCATGGCTTGATATTAAATCAGCAATTATTGAGATGTTGGAAGACAGCGACTACACTGTCGCCAATAATCGCAAACTATCAAGGGATATCGACCAATACATCATAGTAGCCTCGCAGGATGAGGAAAATACGGATGTGGGGTCAAACTATGTCGGAGTGACGAAGTACCGCCAAAAGCGGTCATTTGCGCTTTATGTGTACAATAAAAAGGGAACCTCCAATGTAGACCTTGATATTGTCAAGGAATCGGTCAAAGACGAGATGGAAGCGGTACTTGAAGATGTCAAAGTAATCTTCGGGACGGTTTACAATGCGGCAGGTGATGCCGGAGCGCAATCGTTTCGGTATACTGGAATGGATTTTGAGGATGTGGAGACAGAGGGCATATACGCCCCCGTCAGAATGAATATAAATTTCGAAGTTGAATATTTACAGAACAGGAGTTGACAAATGGCAACGGAATACGGAACACAAAACAGGATAGTGGCATTTAAAGCCGAAGGAACCGCAGGCACTTACAACGCACCGCTTGCGGCAGACCATAACATCGAGATTTACGATGTGGCAACACCGGAGATCGACTATGGAATGGCGAACCTTGGGAACCCCGCAAACGGTTCACTCCATGAGGGGCAGATGCGGTCGGGACAGTACAAGGTGACTTTTAGCGGTAAGGCTCCCTTGACACATAGCGGTGATGCTACGGTCGAGCCTACAATCGGTAAACTGCTTGTCAGTGCGGGGCTTATCAAGTCTGGCGGCGGTGCGGATCCGGTTGTGTATACTTTCGATGGGTCGATGCCTTGCGGTGGTATCTCGGCGATTGTTTCCGACATGAACTGCGGGAGCACCCCTGCGGCGGTACAGCGCAAGGTAAGAGGTATTCAGAGCAATCTTGTAATATCCGCAGGCGGTATCGGGCAGGAAGTCGGTTGTGAGTTTACTTTCTCCGGTGCGTTTGAGGAAGAGTCCGACAATGCCGCACCGATTAAGGTTCTGCAAGACCTTGACGAACTGCGGGAAAAGTTCCTTGAAACAGTTTTCACCGTTGACGGGCAGGCATATATCCCCCTGTCGTTTAGTCTTGATCTTGGTAATGCGGTGTCTTTTATTGGAGACCCCAATAAAGAGGGCGGTGTGCTCAAGGCACGAATCACCGGAAAAGCGGCAAAACTGACAGTTCCGGTTTACAAAATCGACCTTGCGACAAGCGGGTTTCCTGCTGATATGGTTGCAGATTCGGTCTTCTCAAGTGTCAAGTTTGCAGGTAAATACTACGATCTTGAAATTACCGATGCGAACCTTTCAAGCCGTAAAGATGGCGATGCGGAAGGTATCGTTTCCGAGGAACTTGAATTTCAAGTTCGGGGATTTACCTTGACTGCAAAAGCAATCGTATAATAATAAACATCAATGAAGGGAAAGATGATGGCGACTAAAAAGATAACTACCGTACCGGAGAAGAAAGGCTTCTCCGGTTTACTGCTTGCGAAACCGAAAGAGTACAGTTTCACACCTCACAAATTGCTTGATGACATGGGGTTCTCCAAGGATGAACGCCCAGTATTCAAGATTCGACCGTTTACATATTTGGAACGGCACGAAGTCGAAGCAGAACAGGAGCGGGTGAAAGCGGAATCGTTCGCATGGTGCAAAGGCAAAGGGGTGGACCCGTCAAACCTTGATAATCATGGTTTGCTTGCGTTGAGCAGTTATCTGAAAAGTGTCTCGATTGGTAAAATTGACAAAATTATAAAAGCCTGTATGCTTGACAACTCGGAAGAGTTTGAGAGATTCCACCCTCGGCTTGTTGATGCGATATATTCGGAGATTAGCCGGATTTCGTATCTGACAGAGGATGAAACCACGGCTTTATAGTATTTGCTGCTATTCATGCGGGGCTGTTTGACGGCATCCCTTCTGCCTCGGCAGTCTCGCATGATCCCTTTTGGGGTGTTGACAGTACGGCGACAGTAGCGGTTCCGAATGGTAGGATAGAGCGTGGACTGTTGAAATTCAAAAGGGGCGAAGATGTTTACGAATTGTGCAGACACCCACACCTATATATTTCAAGCGACATTTCAGCATGGTACGACCAATACTCTATCATCGAGCACACAGGGTTGCCAGATAATGTCAACTGCCTCTTCCTTGACGCAATGCGACTATTTAAGTTTTACACTAATAAATTTGAACAGGTGAAAAAATGAGCAGAGATACTGTTATAATGGAATTTGAGGCGGTAGATGATTTATCGCCAACCATTAAGAAAATAAATAAAGAACTCGGAGACCTTGACAAAGAGGCGCAACAGGCTTCCAAGTCCACCGACATGGCAGGCAATGCCATCAAGGGGATGCTGACCGCCGCCGCCGGATACTTTACAATTCAAAAACTCGGTGAGGCGTTAAAATTCAGCGTTAAAGAGGCGCTTGACGGTCAAAAGGAACAGGCTAAACTTGAGCAGACCATAAAAGCCACAGGGTCGGCAGCAGGACTTACCGCTAAACAAGTAACCGCAATGGCTCAACAGTTGCAGGATGTAACGACATTCAGCGAGGGCGCAATCGTAACAGGTCAAAGCCTGCTGTTGACATTTAAAAACATCGGCGGTGATGTATTCCCACGGGTGACCAAGGCAATGCTTGACATGAGTGCCTCGATGGATCAAGATTTGTCGTCAAGTGCTATGCAACTGGGTAAGGCTCTTAACGATCCGGTCGAGGGAATGGCGGCACTGTCAAGGGTCGGTGTGCAGTTTACGGAAGTACAAAAGCAGACAATCACAAAATTCATGGAGCAAAATGACATTGCAAGTGCCCAAAATGTGATACTCAAAGAACTTGAGTCACAATTCGGAGGCGTTGCCGAGGCGATGGGTGCTACCGATTTTGGGCAATGGCAACAATTTAAAAATGATATTGCCGACCTTGGGGATGCGTTCGGGGTGTTGTTGCTCCCTGCTTTACGTGAAGCGACTAAACTCATGCGGGAAACAGCGCAGGGGTGGACTGCAATTTTTAACCAAACAGCAAAAAAGAATGAAGAGAAGACCAAGCAGATAGAGGAAGTCGGCGCAAAGATGAAAGAAGCCGCCGAGGAAGTGAAAATGCTTGAAACCGCAAAGGGTCATAATGTTGATGAATTATATATCAATGCGGTTGAACGGCTTGACAATTTAAAAGCGGAATTTCGGAAACTTACAGGGGCTGAAACAGGGGCACCAACAGCGGGAGCAACTGCAACACCGGCAGCGCCAAAGAAGACCTCCGCAAAATCCATGACAGAAGCAGAAATTAATGCTTCAAACGAGGCATGGGCAAAGGCTCAACTTGAGCAGTATGATTTGAGATTAAGATTTCAAGAGGAGTTGCGGCTTGCAAAGGAAAAAAACCTTGATGCTGAAATACAAGCGATACTTGATTATAACGAGGAAGTACGGAAGATCGAGGCTGAAACGGCAGAACTACAAAACCAACTGCGAGAACAAGAGGCAGAATCCGACCGAAATGTGCTTGAACGCCGGAAGGAAGGTGCTCTGATCGCCGTTGAAACAATGGCAACAGCGGCACAGCAGATATTCGATGCGGCAATGACTAAACAGGTGGTTGCACTTGACAAGGAGACCGCCGCACGGAAAAAGAATGTGCAAGAATCACGCATGAGTGAACGGCAGAAAGCCAAGGAACTTGAGAAGATTGACGAAGACGCAAGAAAAAAGCGGTATGAAATCGCAATGAAGGACTGGCGCATGAACCTTGTGATGTCGTTTGTCAATACTGCGCTTGGTATAACGAAGACCATTTCCACAATGGGGATGCCCGCCGCTATTCCGATGGTGATTGCAACGGGTGCGCTCGGTGCTGTTTCAAGCGGTATCATCGCCGCAAACAAACCGGAATTTGCACAGGGAGGATTTGTGCCGGGTACATCGTTTACAGGTGACAAGGTTGACGCAAGTGTCAACTCCGGTGAGGCAATACTGAACACAAGGCAACAGCGGGAATTTATGGCAATTGCCAACGGTAGAGCACGGGGAATGGCGGGAAATATCACGCTGGGTGATAGTACTGTCATAATCAACGGGAACGCCTCTGATGACACCGTACAGGCTCTTAAACAGGAGAACATGAATCACAGGCAGGCAATGCTTGAACTGCTCTACGAAGCCAAGGAACGGGGCGAGATTGACGCTACGAGGTTGACAATATGAAAATTGACGGCGTAACATACGACAACCCGAATTACGGGTATACAACAACGGTAGATTTTCCGTTTACATTCTGCGACAACGGTGATGACACGGTTAGCACTTTCGATGCAGGTGATATCTACGATAGGTATTCCTGCAAGTGCTCAATGGTGTTTTATGATACCGATACATATAGCGATTTTGTGAAAAATTTCACTCGCTCAAGCGGTTTAAGGGGTCAGTTGATTACATTGACGGAGTGCGACAGTACGGGTTTTTTCCCGTTCGGGTATTTCGTGACGGAGCCTGTTGCGGGATATTCCTGCATAATGTCGGATGTAAAGACCGAAGACAAGCAGGATATCACGGGGAAGTTTTACAAAGTGGAATTTACCCTGTCGTGGATTTATGAGGGGAGTCGGGATATTCGCCCGCAGTCAATCAATCTTGAACAGGACGGGTCGTTGACATTTGCGAGTGTGTCCGGTCTGCCATATCCCGAAGATGGGTTTATCAAAGAAAAAGCGTTCGACCAAAAACTGAATTACATGATGGGCGGATACCAGTACGGGCTTGACATCAATAATGGCGATGATGACCGGATAGATGTTGAGTTTACTCTGATATTGACAGATAAGCAGGTCAATAATCTGATTCAAAAAATCATTGTAACATATCGAGGCGGTGATATTCCGGTGACGGCTCCGGAGTCGTATTCGGTTTGCGGTGTTGAGCGGTTGCCGGATGTTTCATATAATCTGAAACTGATTGACAAACGGCTAAAAATAAAGCATATTAGTCATAATCAATTTGGCGTTTCCTTCAAGATGTCGGGGCGATAAATGCGGATAGCAAATTTCGGAATCAGAATATCAAACGCAAACGACATCGGCACCCCCTCAAATAATTTCGGATATGCAGACGGGTCTTTCCTGTGGCTTCTCAAGGCTGATGACATGATGACAGGCTGGAAGTCTGGCATATTAACGCAGGAGTGGTGTACCGGATTCAGCAAAAGCGTAGACCCTCGCAGAAACGGGAAAATAACAAGTATTGGCGGTGGTTCTGTAAAGGTCAACAATATAAGCGGGTTCTCGACATGGCTTGCAAATAACGATATTCAGTTGACAGGATGCAAGATTGAATTGATTGACCTCGGCGGTATGACTGAATATGTGCTATACACCGGATATATTACCAAACAGGAATTTGACGAAACGGAAATGGTGGTTACTTATGAAGATGTTTCGGCTTTGCGGGAAACTTATATCGGTAAGCGTGGCGTTGATGTGGATTCTTGTATACCAATTATTTTTGGTGATGTGGAGAAAGTGAGATTAACGGCATCGGTGAGTGATATTCAACCTGTTGAATGTATCGGTGATGATTTGACAAATTACGGGAAAATTATACTACAAGTTGATAAAATAAAGCCAACACCAGGCTTTCCTCCTGGATACATTATCGCTGTTAATTTAAGCGAAGTTGAATTTAATTTTTCAAATATTGATGACTTTGTTGCTTTGCTGAATACCTATGACAATTTATATGTAAAATGTATTCACGGGAACGGGAAAAATATTTGCAAAAAAGTTGATTCCGTGGGATATATTATCCCGTCACCAATAGACTCTGATCCTAACGGGATATTTTACATCAACCTAACAGAGGCGCTATCCTTTGATGGTACAAATTATGATTTTAAGGATAAAACGGGCGCCGCAGAGGCAATATCTTATCTGCAATTTTTCAGATTTAATCTTGAATTCTCTTCGGATGATTTTCAGTCGACAGGGTTTGTAGGTAACGATTTATATACTCATGTTGATAGTGGATACACTCAAATACAGAATGCGGGAGTGTTAAACATTGATACCAACAAGGTTGTAATATCAAGTGGAACAATAGAAGATTTTAAAAAAGTCAGTGGCTTCATGTTTTTAACACCGACAAGTATTGTTGCAGACACGGCAACACTCGGAGCTCCTACTGATTATAATGGTCTTGATGACGACAATTTATTTTTCTATAACTACACAAAAACAGGGTCTGATTTAACTACATTTTTTAGCAAAACAACAGTATCAAACTCTCCTGTATCGATTGTTGATGCGAATACTACCGATACAGGCTCGCTTACGACTTGTAGTGATAGATTGACAACAACGGTGAAGTCGCTTGATATTGAATACCAACACTCATCGGGTGAAGGTGACTCTATAATTTTTGGACATTTATTTAAATTGACATTTCAAAAGCCGAGTTTTGATATTGAAAATGCTTTTCCGCTGCTGTGTTGTTATTTCGGCATAACAGATGTATCGTCATTACCATTGAAGTATAAATATATTATTTGTAATGAAAAATATAAACCATTTATAAATGCAGAAAATGGGATTGCTACTTTCACGGAGGCTGACACTTATCTTGATTTTGGATTAAACAATTTCGATTCTAATTGGTTAGATTTTAGTGGCTTGCCATTTTATTCAACTAATGAGATTAATTTTTTCGAGAAAAATCTAAAAATCACAGGTGCTTATAATTCATTAGGCGGATATAATTTAGTCACATTCGATTACAACAAGTATTTAAAATATGTGCAAAACGATACATTTGACATTTACTTATTAGTTAATTACCAACGACAAACGACACCCGCTATCACAACCCTATCGCATAAGATCGATATGTATCAGTTTGGTTTGTGCGTACCGATTGCGGACATCAACACCGAAACGGGCATCTTCGCACATTGGTACGGCAGGCAGTTCGGAACTACACAATTTGGCACCGGTGCTACTAACATCATGTACGACCCATACGACTTGATGAATCATATTGTACGACTGCAGGACTATTCCCGTGAGGGGTACTCGTTTACTTATGCGACTGATGACTATGCGACCGTGCTTGACAATAGCACATCGTGGGGAGGATTGCAGTCTGCATACTACGGCAATAATGGGCAGTTCAGTTATCAGATTAACAAATACGAGGATTCTTCAAGCACTAAAATGCTGAATGACCTTTGTCAGAACTCTTGGTCGATCCTGTCGCTTGACAGATTAGGAAGATACAAACTGTTTTTCATGCACGGATTTTTCAATCCAAGTATTATAAGAACTGAAATCAACCTCACAAACATTATTGATGGCTCACTCGGTAATATCAAAGACCGAAATACGAACGATATTTTCTGCGAACCGATAATAAATTTCGCATGGGATGAAGGTTCGCAGAAATACACTAAATACATACGGGTCACAAATACCGACAAGGCGGTGTACGATCCGGCATACATCGAAACCAATGCGGTACTGTCAGACCCCGAAGGTCTTTGGAATGCTGGTCGGATGTTGTATGTATATTACGGCATTAAAAATACACCTCCTACGCAGTTGACAAATAGTAAACTGTTTTCTGCGGATGAATCCGGTTTCATGTATCTTGACTCATGGCTAAAATGGCAGGGTGCTGATACAACGGTGAAAGAACGCAGGGAAATTTCCTTTGCGGTGCCTTATGAATTTGCAGTTGAGAACGATATTGACATCGGAACTCCGATAAACCTTTCAGTACCGCAATACGAGGCACTTGGAGACCTTTTAGGAGTGATTACCAAGGTAAACTACCAAGTACAGATTAAAGACCCGAAAGTAACCTGTACAGCGTTTGTAGAGGTGGTTCCGGTGTCAGAGGTTGGCAATATAATCGAGACCGGAGACAATGACGATAATATAATCGAGCAGGGTGATAATGACGATAACATAATAGAACAGGGAGTATAAAAATGGCTGATGAATACAAAGATGTGATACGGGTACACGATGTCGAAGCGGACTTTACAAGTACGAGACTGAAAGATAAAATGTTCGGGTTCGCATCCGACAGCATGAAGTTTATCGCACGGGTCGGAAACAACTACAAAAAAGCGGCAACAGAGGGAACTAATACCTTCTATGATAGCCTTTCGGTAGGGTACACGGCAACACCGTTGACAAGAGAGAAACTTGACATTAACGGTGCTCTAATTGTCGGCGAGGCATCTGGAGATAACAACGGGACAATACAGTATACGGAAGGTGGTTTTAATTTCCGTGAGGGTGGGGAGTGGAAGACATTGGGTAGTGCTACTGTTACCACCGATGCGTCATTGACAGGTGATGGGACTGCGGGCGAGCCTCTTTCAGTCGTTGGGTTAAACGGTACCAACTACAAAACAACAACCTTCCCGCTTGCAGGTCAAGGGTATACAGGTATCGGATACCAACTCGGAGAGAATACTGGTGCGGGTGTTTTTGGCGTTGTCGACCCTGCTAATCCTAACGGATATATTTTGGGGTTTGCCCAATTGGGTGACTTGTCAATGGGTGGCAGTGGCACTCCTTACCGAATACGCAACACTTATACAAATAGTTACGACCATTATATGGAAGGTCGGTTACAGGTTACGCACGGTATAGATATTCCATCCAATCAGACCTACAAGATTAACGGAGTTAACATTGCGAGTAAGTGGTCACAAGAATCAGCATCAGTAATAAAAACAAACAATTACCTGCGAGTAACAAAGCAAGGTGCGGATAATGCCGCAAACAGTTTCACTTTGTCAAATGACGGTAGTACTTGGCAATTAAACGCATTTCAGACAGGAGATGCAGAATCTTATATTAAGTTTCCGAGTGCGGCAATCGGTACGAGTTTTTTATTTTCCAATGGTATAGATATATCATCCGGTCAGACCTACAAAGTCAACGGTGTTAACATTGCGAGTAAATGGACAACAGTAACAAACGGTATTTCAAGAGACTCTGCGATTTTCCTTCGGGAAGGACCCTCACCATTACATTTGTCAAACTACCATGGAATATACGCATTGACAGACGGTAAACTCTACTCGGTGAATTCTGCGGGTACTTCGAGGTGTCTGTTGAGTGCTTGGGCACAATACACTGGGTTTATACAAAACGACCTTATAAACCTAACAGTGTATTCTCCGTCAGGAATTGATATAAACGGTGTCCGATGTGCTAATGTTCCAGCCTTGGAAGATAGACTAAATGGTCAGTACTCATCGTTTGCGTTGACCGCAATATCTGCACAACTGCAACTGTGCTGTATAGCGGAGGATGCGACAAAGATAGGTACTACATTTGCTTTGCGAATGCGTAAGGACAGCGGTGTTAGATTTGAACCTTTTAGGGTTAATCAGACAGGTGAAATACAAATCAACAACACCGCCGAACCCATAGCAACCCCCACGAATGCGGCGAAGATTTACGCAAGCAGTGGCAGTTTGTTTACAAAGGGTACTGATGGTGTCGCTGTAAACCTTTCCAAAGGTGGTCAGAATCTTACCAAGACTATTACTATAGAAGCACCAACTGCGTCTGAAGACATAACAATTTACAGAACGGATGTTGCAATTACTGTTAATGAAGTTATCGCTGTTAGCACTGGGACAAGCCCAAGCACAACATACCAACTCAAACACGGTACTGATAGAGATGCCGCCGGAACTAATTTGACAACAAGTGCCGCAACAACAAGCAAAACGACAGGAAACACAGCGACTTTAAGCACTGCCGCAATTCCTGCCAATTCTTGGATTTGGCTTGAAACGACTGCGGCTTCCGGAACAAGTGTCATATTGTCAATTGATATCAGATACACAATAGATTAAGTAAACGGAGATAATATGGAATATTTTGTCATAAGTAAAATTCAGTTTATTGATGGTTCTATTGAATATACTCCGGTATATTATACAACTGATGTGAGTATAATGAATGAAATAAATTCAGCGTCTGATTTGAGTTTCGGTGTATTTATAGAAAATAATAAAACTGGGTTACAAGACGGCACTGTCTCAATAGGTGATTTTTTCATAGAAACACCATTCGTATATGAATGTAGGTGTAATACCAACTGTATAGATGGTATGGATTTAACTGAAATAACAAACACGGAAGGGCTGTAATATGGCATTAGTTAAAGGCAACCATACAGCAGATGTAAGAGTCCCAGGTTCAAGTAGTTACTCCTTTTCTCACAATCATAACAAAGGTTCTGACGGCTATTTAGTTGTTATTGTCGCCTCACCTACTACCAATTTATCATCCGTTAAATATAACGGAGAGGCAATGAAATCAATGCTTGATGTCTCAACATCATATTCCAATTTTTGGAGAGTATATGAACTCGATAATCCGGCAACAGGAGCGAACAATGTTGCAGTAACTTTTACCGCAGCGCAGTGGAACAGTACTTCTGTTTTTGTTTGCTCATTTACAGGTGCTTCGGGTGTCGGGACTGTTAGTTGGGACAATACACAAGCAACTCCAAAGACGATATCGCTATCAAACATATCAGCAAATGCGATAATTATTGGCTGTGCAATAGGTGGTGATAGCACAAACGCCAATATGGAGATTCCGCAAGGCACAGTAAGAACTTTACTGTTTACCCACAATATTAATAATTATACATGGGGTGCCGTTTCTCCAAGACTTCCTGCAGGGGCATACACTATAGAGTCAAATGCAACTGCACCAATGATTATTTTAGGTGTCGAAGTTGAAGAGGCTGTTTCTAGTTCGGTTCCTACAGTAACAACAACAGCAATATCAAATATAACAAGAACAACTGCTTCATCTGGTGGAAATGTCACTTCTGATGGCGGTGCTTCAGTAACAGCAAGGGGAGCTTGCTGGAATACTTCAACCGATCCTACAACGGAAAACTCGAAAACAACGGATGGAACCGGAACAGGGTCGTTCACATCTTCATTAACATCATTATCACCGGGAACAACTTATTATGTGAGAGCGTATGCAACAAATAGTGTAGGTACGTCATACGGAGCGAATGTAAGTTTCAAAACACTTCGTCGAATAATTATAACTTAAAAGGAGACTTAAAAATGTTGACACCTGAACAAAAACTTGAATCAAGCAAACAGGAACGAATGGATGAAATTGAATTATATTTTAATAATATGATTCGTGCAGGATTGAAAGTTAAATACGGTAATAATAGAACCGAAGATATGCATGTTGCTGGTGGACGAGAGGCATTGTTCTCTCTAAAGGCGTTTTTGTCATATTACGCCAAGATTGGTACTACAGATTGTATTGCCCGTGACCCATACTCTAAAAAAACTCATATAGACACATTGGCTAATATGTCTGCTATGATTGATGAAGTTGAGGCATGGGGGATGGAAGCATATATCAAGAATATCACGAAACAAGATTATATAAAGAATCAATGTGTTACGGTAGAACAGGTTTGTGATGTAACTTGGGACTCAACTGAAATTGATGATTAAGTAATTAATATAAATAGTAGTAATGGGACATTGTTTGTTAAAACGGAGATATAATGGATAATTTATACGAGGATCTTTATGGCGATATAAAACATATGCTTGATAATACCAAGCGTAGGATGGGTATACGAAAGGTCGAATTAAATAAATCTAAATCTGATGAAGATACTATTACAACTGATTCTAATTATAATAATGGGAAAATGTATATAGACGATGAATTTTGTAAGCGTCTTATAGATTATCTTGATCGTGAGGTTGACAAGTCTTTTCCGTCTGCTACAAAATTAAAAAGTGTTTTGAATTATGAGATTAAAAAGATAATGAAGTCTGACGATGATAAAGAGATTAAGAAAGTAGTTGAGAAGATTAGAGATGTTATTCTTAAAGAAAAAATTAAATTTTTGGATAGCATAGAGAAGAGAGTATCTAAAATTCTCGTTAATAACTGATATGGCGGTATAAATAATGGATAGTGAAAAAACTAATAATATGATTGCGAATCTTGCGTCTAAAAAGCAACAACTTCAAGATCAGATATCTAAAAAACGAGAGATTGTTCTTAAGTTTCAAAATGATATTGCGGATCTAGAAGAAAAGTCACAACAAATAGAGAATAATATTTCTAACATTAAATTGCGTGCAGAAAAAGAAGCATCAATGAATGATAGAAAAAAATCTATAAATAATGATAAGCCTAAAATTACTGATGTTGAAGAGGATGCGGCTATAACCACGGGTGCTATGGATGTGGCAAGCATTAGTACGGGTGGAGATTTTGGCGGATGGAGACATTATTCTAAAGTTGGTGACACTGTAAAAAGAACACCAACAAAGAAAAAGAAGATTAGAAAAATTGTTGAGTTTATGGAGTCGGTTTTTGATTCAATTGAAAATGGAGATAAATAATGAATATACCTATACTTGGTAGCACAAATCCCTTTGCTAAATTTTTTAGATTTGGAAGATTACAAGATTCTAATATAAAGGACGAAGTAGTTAAAAAGAGTAACAGTCAAGGTTATTCACAAGAGGAACTTGATTTTGGATTTGCTACATATTGGAATTATGGTATAGGTGAACCCGACAATGCCGGATATGGTATGTCATCAATAAGCATTCAATTTGATCAATATTTTAGAGCGAAGGCACAAAGAATATACAAATACCGTGAGATGTCATATTATCCTGATATCAATGATGGACTTGATATGATATGCGATGAAGCAATGGTTGAAAATTCACAGACAGGTGATTATTTAGAATTATATCTAAAAGATGAAGTTCCTGAACATATAGAGGAACAACTTCGTGACCATTGGAATTATCTAATACATAATGTTTTTTCATTGAATGACACGGGATGGGATTTGTTTCGTAGATGGCTCGTCGATGGAGAATTATATCTTGAATTGATTCTTGATGATGAAGGTGAAAATATTATTGATTTTAAGGTTCTTCCTCCACAAACAGTTACCCCCGTTTATGATGATACCGAAATAATAGGATATGTTCAAACTCCTAGTTTTACATATGGTGTTAATGATGGAGGAGCATCAGGAAATGTAGACAATGCAGGATATGGTGATAATACAGAACGAAGTGATGACTATAGTGGACACGAAAATACAGTAAATGATGAAGTCCGTTTTGATAAAAATCAAGTTGTATATATTAACTACGGTGAGACAGGTAGAAATAAATTAGATGTTCGTGGATTTTTAGAATCAAACATTAGAATATATAATCAATTAAAATATCTTGAGGATGCGGTTGTTGTGTATCGTATTGTTCGTGCACCAGAACGCCGTATTTGGAATGTTAATGTGGGTAAGATGCCTAAGGGTAAAGCAGAACAACATATTCGTGGTCTTATTCAGCGTTATCGCAAGAATGTTTATTATGATCCATCTACAGGGGCTATGGACTCTTCTAGGAACTTCCAGGCTATGACAGAGGACTTCTGGTTCGCTAAGGATGAAAATGGAGAGGGAACCTCCGTAGACACATTGGCGGGTGGATGTTTGGCTATGGATACTAAAGTTTCATTATTAGATGGTAGAGAATTATCTATATCTGAAATTAAAGATGAAATTGATATGGGTAAAAAATTATGGACATATTCATGTCATCCTGAAACAGGAGAAGTTGTTCCTGGGTTAATTAGTTGGGCAGGTGTTACTCAAAAGTCTGCTAAAGTTATGAAATTAACATTAGATAATGGTGAACATATCATATGTACATATGATCACAAATTTCCTATGTATGATAGAGGATTTGTTCGTGCTGATGAAATAACTGTTGATGATAGTTTAATACCTTTATATAGAAGGACACAAAAAATATCTTCATATACAAACGAATATGAACAATTTTTTGATAATAATGATAAACAGTGGAAATATACACATAGAGTTGTTTCTGATATGCTAAAAGATTGTGAAGTTGAATATCATACATATGATGAAAATATTTCTAATGGACAGTATGGTGTTCGTCATCATAAAGATTTTAATAGATTTAATAATTCTCCTGATAATTTAGTGTTTATGTCTTGGGATGATCATAAGAAACTTCATCAGGATATAGGATTCCCTCCTAATGTCGGAACCATAGCGGCTAAAAACAAATTATTATATTTAAAAGAAAATGATATTGACGCATATAATGCATGGTGTGAAACTATATCTTATAATTCTAAAAAATTTTGGAGAGAATTAACAGATGAAGAATATCATCAAATGTGCGATAAGTTGAGTGTTGCTGTATCAGAATATATTGATGGATTATCAAACTATGATAGAATTAAAAGAGCAGAAACATCTCGTGCTAATTTTAAAATAGGGTCTGAAGTTTTTCATCATAAAATGAAAACAGATAAAGACTTTTATAATTATGTGATATCTAAAAGAAAACAATATTGGACTGATGATATTAAGGC